GCGATTGGCTCTGGATTAACTCTTGCCCAATTGGGAATGTTCGTAAAATCCATATTTGCCATGGCTTCAGGATTAGTAATTCGAACTTGAGTAGGGGTAAACGCTGGCAAAGCCAGAGCAGGAGCAATTTCTTTTAGACCCTTGATTGCATCTTTACCGCCGAGGTCAATAATGCTAAGCAACTGATTTTCAATCTTTGGAGCATCGCCATTGATTGAGATTGCTCGTAGTAATCGGTCTAAAGTATCAGCATCAAGTCGCCCGAGAATACGAGCCAACTCATCCACTTTGATTTTGTCCGTTGCGTTACGGATTGCATTAACGAGAACTCGCGCCATTGCCGCTTCTTCAGCGGTAAGAGGGTTTCTGGAGCCTTCTGAGCCAGAGCCGAACCTAATTGCCATGCTCTACTCCAAATCGCCGTCTAGCGGTTCCTGTCCTTCTGGAATATCCAGTTCTTCTTCCAAAGATGGCGGTGCATCAAAGTTTTCTGGAGCCGTAGCGCCTTCTGCATCTGGCATCGCTGGAGCGCCGTAGGCTTCTTGTCCATCATGCTCGGCAGGTGGTAATCCAGCCAAATCACGGAGGTAATCTTCCAACTTAGGGTCTGGCATAAGGACACCAGCGGTAGCCAACTTGGTTACGAAGTCTGAAATCTCAGTCAAATCAACATGGCTTACTTCTCCGTAGGTCAAGAACGGAGCGCGTGAAGCATCCATTCCATTAAGTTTTAGAAGGCGTGGAATCGCATATTGATTAAATACCTCAGCGATATTTTTAGCGATTGAATCAACTGCCATTGACCACAAATCCATCTTCGTAGAGCCAAGAGCATAAGAACCTACGCGGTCAGAGCCAAGAAGAATAAAGTCTGAAAGGATTGACATAGACATACGCTGGTCATAGCGCTGAACAATCTTGTCTGTATCGAACTGACGAGAACCGCCTGAAGATAAGAGAACTAGGTCGAACTGCTTATGTCCTGCATCATCGTAAAGTGTTGGAAATACAACACCCTCTTGCTCATTGCGCTTGATAGATGTGACGATGTTTTGAACTGTTGCTAAAACATTTGCTTGCTCGGCTGTAGCCGCACTTGATAGGTACTCAGGAGGTACATAGGCAACTGGCAAACCTGCAAGGTCGCGCTCGATACCGACTGCTTCGATTTCTTCAATACGGCGCTTGAAGAACCAAGGGCGATATGCGTTACGAAGGATTGAGCGACCTTCTGGGTTATTTTTAGCCGTGGTTGTACGGAATAACAAAGCCTTTTCGATAGGGATGATGTGAGTGCCACCCGATGATGGGTCGGTCTGCTCCATCGCTTGAATTCCACCGCGCTCGTCAATCTGCCAGCGGAATAAAGTTTCTTGCGAGCGGATAGGCAACTTGCGCCATCCGATTTTATTATCTGTGTGCTTAGAACGCTTAGATGGGTCTTTTGCCTCTGGACCTGTACGGACTTTGTAAACAATTTCGTTATAGGAGTATCCATAAACGAGCATTGAAAGAATCTGTGAAAGCGTTTGGTCCCATGAATCTGACATATCGTGCAAGCAAGAATCAATAAACGCCGCAACTTCTTCATCTTCAGGCTTTACATCGCCATCTACAGAATTATCTGAATATGGGTCTACGCGCCACTCAAGGCGAGTAATAACCTTTTCAATCGCATAAAGCATTGACCCGATTGTTGGGTCATTGTCAGCCATTTCACGATAAACGCGAGCGCCACGAAGTCCACGGAGATTAACAAGGAATTCTTCATAAACCGTTCCACCTGAACGGCGTAGCCCAGTAGAGCCGAGTTCCTGTAAATCTGGCTTTTCTGCCATTGTTTCCCTCTACTCTTTAGATGCTAGTCCGACAAGAATTTTGATTGCCTGTTCTTCGTTGAATCCCGCGCTTTTCAATTCCAAGAATAGTTCATGGGTTTGAACTGCGAAAGCCCCGAGAACGGACATGACACCATGGCGATTTATGCCAGAGTAGTCATCTTCCACCCAATGATTTTAGCATTAAGTGAATTTTGTACTTATTCTCCGTCTAAGACAAATTCCTTACAATTCATACGCATCGTAGTGATTTCTTTTGCAAAGGCGCGAGCCATGTCTTTTGTACCCGCTTGAGCGTACATACGATGTTCTGTCTGCTCGCCAAGTGAATTAAATGAACGAAACGAAATCTTAAAAGGCAACTCATGGGATGTCTCGGTCAATTCGATTTCTACATAATCGCCCACATCAATCTTGTGCGATACGAACGGTCTGCCAGATTCGGATACAACGACTTTAGCGCCAGCAATATTGCTAACGAAGTAATCAGTCCAAGCCACGATTTTCCCCTTTCATAAGGAAATTATTAACCCCTATCATACTATACGATGGTTAAAAAGGCGCAACATCCGAACCGAATGGAGCGCTCCAAGGGTCAGGCGTGGATGGATTGAATGAGGCATCTGTGCGCTGGACAACGCTTGCGGTGGTTACATGGCGCTTGAGGTCAATTCCAACATTCCATGCGGTGACGGCAATCTTTGAGCGCTTAGCCCCCGTTGCCTTGTCATCCCAATTCTCTTGAACTGCGGTTCCGACCACAATCACGGACATTCCTTTTTGAACTGAATCGGCTACATTCTCTGCGGTCTTACCCCAACATTTAATATCCCAAAATGTTGTATCGGTATTTTCCCATGAGCCATCGGCTTGTTTAACTGATTTTGATGATACGACTGTAAAGGTTGCAATTGCTTTTCCACTAGGGATAACACGCAACTCTGGGTCGGCTACTACATTTCCCGTTATAGTTAATTGAGTCATTTGATTTTTCCTTCGGTTATAGGTATCGGGATGATATTTAGTTTTGTTCTCATGCTTTGTCTTTCTCTGGCAGAGGTTCCTCCCCAGATTCCGACTACTGTGTAATGTAACGCGTAGGTCAGACATTCTTTTTTCCAAGGACATCTACTACACATTTCCTTTACTTTTTTATTCTCCTCCGTGATTTTGTTTTTGTCTGGAAAATAAAACTCTGTATCAATCTGTGAGCAAATCGCTCCTTCGAACTGCCACGGTTTCAACACTAATAAATACTTCTCTCTCCTCATTGACAATCAACGGATATGGGGAATTAGGAGATAACCTAGCCAATAAATTGCCATTGCGCCATACCTTGCCTCCAGCAATTCCATCGTAATTAGAACTCTCTGGCTTTACTAAAGAGTCACACTCATTCCAGAATTTACAGTTTCGGCAATATTGCAACCCAGGCTGTGCAAGGTCTAATTGATATTGGTCAAAGAGCCACGGGTCTGAATTGCGACACGGGGCGTTATCAATAAACTCTAATAAACTCATGGTGTAAATACTAGAGTTAGTTATTCTATTTGTTTGTGATTTGACTCTCTTGGCGTGTCGCTAATTCGCCATATCTTTCAACTAGGAGTTTCTGGAGAAGTTCCAGTCTCTCCTTCTCCGTCAATGTCATCGTCATACAGGTTGTCCTCTCCCCATGTTTCTAATGCGTGGTGAAGTAATCCCTTTTGTCGCCAATCAGGTTGCTGGTCATCTGCAAAAGTAGTTGTCCAGAATCCCTCAGAGGTTCCATCTGTCCATTCCGCTACCAAGACCCAGCCAGTACAGATGGCTGGGTCGAGGAAAGCAACTCTGGCTATATCAGCAAGAGCATTATCTATCGCGGAAGGTTTTTTCTGTTCTTCATCCATGCACCTACCTTAGTAGTAGAAATTTCTATGCCAGAAGGAATTGGCATTGCATGGCGTGTCGTATCTGGATTGGATATAGAGAAATCCTCTTTCAATCTGGCGCTCAACTGTGGTATCTGGGTCAAGTCCTAGAATCTGGGGAATTCCACCTGCATGAAGGCGCTCGCCACCTTGATAGACGGCTTGCTTGTTATACGCCGAAGGTCTCCAATTTGATTCGCCAGTCCACAAATCCAAAAGGCAAGCCCATTGTTTAGGTGTATCCCAGCCGAATTTATCTAATTGAGTTTTTGCGTACTCCTTAGCCGCCTCTGGTGTTCTTTCAACCAAGACAGGCTTAGGTGGTTCAACTATTACTTCAACTGCATTTGCCGAAGGGTCTCTTGGCATCTGAAGCGGATTAGTTGTAATCAGTAATGCGCTGATTAGCGCGATGTGCATAGGTTTTAAGGTAGTGATTTCATAGAATCGCATAATCCTCCATAGTTCGGAGCGAACGATTTATCGTTACTAAATGTAACGGTTCATTGTTGTCAGTATCGGACTGACCTCGCTTTTGAGGTGTAGGTGTTTTGCGAACCTGCAATAAAGGTAGCAGATAAAACTGTGATTACATATTAAGTGGAGTAATAAATAAAAAGGTGTTCGGTAGGGGAGCCAACACAATGCCAGTCTATGAGAGAGGACAGACAGCATCGGGCAATCTACCCTACCGAACTTGGGTACCCAAGAAAAATGGTACACCAATGGTATGCAGAACACCCGCTGGGAACGGAACGGCGCTCGACCAGCGGGTGAACTTTATTGATTAGTCTAGGCGACTCTGACCGTAAGCATTGATTCCGTACTTGTTAAGCACTTCAGCAAATGCACTAGCAAAAGCCGCTTTGCGGTCTACGCTCTGTCCGAATTCACGAACCCAGATTTCGTAGCCACCGTAGTAGCCCTTGCTACCGATGCCTTGACTCTTGAGCCAATTCACAAACGCACCTCGCGCTGGAGAAATGTTTACCCAAGCAAATCCGCAAAGACCGTCAAGGATGTAAGTTTTCTTGTTGAAATCAATATCGTTGCCTAGTGGAGTAGTTGGTTCGCCAACTACAAACTTTGGAGTATCTGCATCTTTGCCAGCCGCAAGACCAGCCTCGTATGCTTCACGATAAATGTTTCGGCATTGAGTTTTTGTAAGTGCCTTTTTCTTCGCTTCTTGCTTGGCGACATACGCGCCGATAATACGATTGCTTTCTGCATGGATGTCCACTTGTGACATTTTGTTCCTCTCTCTCGATGTATAACTAGGATACCCTACTGGGGTTTGATAATCAAATCTAAACGAGCCTTACGGCGAGCGTGTCGCTTATCGGCTTCCTCGGACAGTATGCGCTCGCGCTCGCGGGCGCGTATGCGGGCGAGAGAGGCTTCAGAGACCCTCTGAGGCTTTTTGAACTTAGCCCATGATGGAATTAACATCAGAACCACTTTCCGCTCTCTATTGACCCCACAACGCCGAAAACGGCAAAGATGAGCAGGAATACCCCGAGGGCATCCAGCCATTCTGAGACCTTATGACCGCGCTCTGTTACGCGACCACCGTGCTTGGATAAATATTTAGCCAACATGATTTCTCTCCTTTTCTGGTCGAATTAAACCAACTGCAACGAGTGAGGCATCTGCCTCGCATCGAAAGCAATACGGCTTGCCTTTGACGAAAGTAATTCGGAACTCCGAATTGCAGGTATAACATTTCATTTCTTTACCTCGCATATCACTTCAGATTCTCCGCGACCTGTTAAAACCGCGATGATGTCTGACTTTGGAATTTCTCTCTCTAAGATAATTCCTTCTCTGCTAAATCTGTTAGCAAAGAATTCTGCCTTGGCTTTGTCTAATGTCCATGAAAGTCCATCTTCATTGAGACCCTTAACGCATCCACGGTAAATAGTAACCAACTCTGGTAGGGAATTCAACAACTGAATCTCAGATTCATCCATCAAATAATGACGGTTTGAGCGATTCACCGAGAGCAACTCTTTCCATTGCTCAAGGTTCTGCCATTGATTCTCTGTATCTGTCCAGATGGAACCAAGAAGCGACCAGTATTTTGTATCGGGCAACTTATCCGCGATTTGGATAAATGCTTCTACGCGATAAGGGCGCTCATGGAGCCAAACAAAAGAATCGTACTTTTTGTTTTCAAGCGCCTTTTTTACATCGCCCACCTTTTGTAGATAGTAAGCATTAGCCCAGCCATTGCCTGTCATAGCAATTTGATAAACAAGCGGGTGGCGGAGTTGTTTTCCTAAAGGACCGTCTGAAACATAGGGAACTAAATCAGGATGCAACTCCTCATTCGACCCCATGATTTTTGCGTATTCTAACAATTGGGCATCAATGTTGCTCATTAGTAACCTCTCTTTCCGTACTTCTTGATGAGGATTGCTTCTTGCTCCTCATAGGTGATTCCGTGCTTTTCAGCCAAGTTGAAGCAAATCAACTGAGCAATCTCTCCAGCGAAAGCCCTACGGTCTTTTTGGTGCTGGATGCTTTCCTCTGTGTGTGGTGTGCCATCGTAATATTCTGTAACGATTTCGCGTTGAGAATCTGCGTACTGGCTGTACCACTCTGTAATCGCTGAACGCTCTGTCTTGATTTCTCTTGTCCACTTGCCTTCTTTGTAAGTCAAAGGCTTACCTGATGCTGTTGGAGCATTAGCCTTTTCCTTAGCGATGCGCTCTGCCTTCTTTGCTTCACGCTCTGCCTTTGCTTGAGCCTTGGCAATCTTGTCGGCTGTCACGATTCGTGATGGGCGATTCAAAGTTTCTGCTGGAGCAGATGGGTAACAAACTGTGCAAGCATCTTGACCAGCATCCTCAACGATTGTGTTCTCATCGTCATTGCTGTACTGAACCAACCATTGAAAACGAGTTGTATCAAAGCAAGTTGAGCAATCCTGTGATTTGTGAACATGACCATTGCTTGCAAGAACTAAGAACGCTCTTGTCCATGGGTCGCGGTCATAAATCTCATTGAGGTCAAGAATCTGGGAACCTACTTCGAAAATCTTTTTTCTTGCAGATTCAATCTTGCTCTCTTGCTTTGCAATTTCTTCGATGCGGGTTGGGTAATGCTTTTCGTAGAACTCTTTTGTATCAATTGCACTTTCTAAATCAAACAATAAATTGAAACGCTTGTAGTGCAACTCAGATAGTTCTGTATCTATCTTGACTGCGAACTCTTTGGTAACCATCTTTGTCCTCTCTCTCATTTCTAAAGATACACTACTGGGGTTAGATATGCAAACTCATGCCAACCCTGAATCCTCGGCGTGTCTACGCTCGGCTGGAGCCTGAGCCTAAATCCTCGATTTGATTACCCAACCCCAGTATGGTAAAATAGGAAATGAGAGGGGGCAGATATGAGAATCGTCATCTGTTCTGAATGTGGCAAGGAATGGCAACTCCGTGGAGGCATGGCTTTTGAAAGCCTTTGGCGACACATCAAGAGAGAACACAAAACTGAACAAATCCAAATCGCGGCGTAAGGAGAGATATGCCTAAAAGTAAAAGAGACCAAACCCAGCGGGTTTACAAGGCTGAGAATTATGTTATAGAAAAGAAAGAGCAATGGACTCTTGAAGAATGTCAGAAATATGTAGACAAACTTCTAAAGAAGAAAAGAATTCAAGACAACTATCCATGGGCGAAGAATCACAAAATCTTTGTGACCCATGGAGGCACAGGTCGAAGGATGGCTTATGCGACCTTCACCTATCGCGGGGCGACAATTAAATTACCTCCTTGGGCTAGAAACCAATATGTCGTATTGCACGAAGTTGCCCACCATCTCGATTGTTTCGAGGATGGGCATACCGATTCATTTGCGACAATCCTTTTAGATTTAGTGCGCCGTGAGATGGGCAAAGAAAAGGCTGAACTCCTTCAGGCTTCTTACCACTTACACGGGGTTAAAATCCAAAGTGGTAAAAAGGTCGTGAAGGCTCGTTGCCCACAATCCAAAAAAGAATGGGTAGCCGAGCAACGCCAATCAAAGAGCGAGCGCAAATCTAAAATCAATTCCCAGACCGAAGAAAAAGAGCAATTCAAATTGCGGGTTGCAAGAGGCGAAGAAATTCAATGCTGGTTCGAGAACTGTACTGGCTCAGCAAAAGGCGATGTTGATTTAATCCGCTGGTCACGCGAGCGCGTTCAATTCCAATGGAACTGGAGATGCCCACGATGCGAACGCGGAAGATGGGAATGGCAGAATCGTCAATACGATGCCGAGACACATGGCGTACTTACCATCTCTCGAAACGGCGTGTGGCGTTAAGGCTTCTTCTTATCAACCTTGCTGAAGGCTTCATTGATTTCGGCTGTACTCAATCTTCCATCATCTAGGAAAGAGCGAGCCATGGATTCAACCACGGTAGCCACGCCTAAGAGACCTGCCATGCAAGCCGCCATCAAGGGTTCAAGCCCAAAGAGTGAACCCGCTCCAATGACTGATAGACCAGATGCCGCAAACACGGAGAGAATCCGCATCACGATATTGTTTACACTTTTCATTATTTGTCCTTTGTTAGTCGGTCAATAATTTCTGCTGATAGCCATGCAACTGCCCATAGGACTGCCAAAGTTCCGCAGACCATAAGACCTAATTTCAATGTTGGATTCATTCGTCATCCTTTTCCCTGCGTAGTGGGTAGGTGATAATCCATGCAAATAAACACCAAAGGGTTGCGTAGGCGACTACTGTTTTTGCTGAGCCATCAATAGTTGCCCATGCAATAAAAAATCCAAGCATGGTAAATAACTGACCGTTTAGGTCATTGAAGAAGTTCTTCATTTACATTCTCCTTATAGATAGTGATGCAATTGCTCCCACGATGACCGAGGCAACAACTACTGTTTGTGATTCTTCGCGTTCTGTTGTGGACATGTCTGCCCCGATATTTCCTATCGCCATAAGTGCCTTAGCGGGGTCAGTAAAAATTGCCCCCACTAATTCGGATGGGTTTTCTACCAACTCAAGGGCATCAGCAACCTCGGCTGTGATGACGATTGGCTCGCCACTTTCATCAACACGGGTTTCAACTGGAGTCTCGGGTGGTAAATCTTCGTAATCAATTCCCGCTTCAGCGATTGCCGATGCTGTTACTGGCTCGCCCTCGAATTGAGCAATAATCGCTTCGGCAACAAGACCCTTTTCTGCCTCGGTGAATTTTCCATCTCCAGAAAGAGTTTCTGAAAGATTGTTTACCTCGGCTTGAGTAATCTCACCGTCTGCTGAAAGAGCATCAATAATCAAATCTTCTTCGGCTCCAGTTAGAGCGCCACCATCTGAAAGAGTTTCAATCAAAGTGGTCGCTTCGGCTTCGGTAACTTTTCCATCTGCCATCAATGAATCAACTACCGCTTCAGCATCAGCGGGTGTAATCTTTCCATCCGCTAAAGCATCATCAATAACCTCGGAGGTTTCTAATGGCTCAGGAGACGGTTCTTCTATTGTCGGTGGTGGCTCTACTGGTATTGGTTCTGGCTCGGGCGCTACATCAGGCGGTTCTATTGGCTCGATTGGAGGCTCGATTGGAGGCTCAGGCTCAAGAATTGGTGGAGGCTCGCTCGGCAATGGTTCTGGCTCAGGCGCGGGAATGGGAATTTCATCGGGAGTCGGGGCGACATCAGGCAATGGAGTAGGCTCTGGTTCAATAGCAGGTGGCGGGTCAGGGATTGCAACTGGTGTTGGTTCAACGGCTGGAGGAATAGATGGCGAAGGTGTGGGTTCAGGTGTGGACTGCTCGGGTTGCGGGGTCGCTGGAGGTTGAGGAGTCGGAGTTACGACAGGTTCAGGGCTTGGAGTCGTTGCAGAAGTTGATTCCGATGTTGGTGAAGGTGCAGGAACATTCGGGCTGGGAGACGGTTCCGAACTGGGGGAAGCAATTGGTGTCGGTTGAGGAGTCGGTAGAGGTTCTTGAACCGCAGGACTTGGAGAAGGTGAAGGAGTAGGCGATGGAGTTTCTGTTGGTGTCGGAGATGTTGGGCTTGGCGTTGGTGTCGCTTCTGGGCTGGTGGTGGGCGCTGGGGAAGGTTCAGGACTTGCGCTTGGAGAAGAAGATGGAGAAGGCGTA